AGCCACAAGGGATGGTAACATGGTGCTAGAGAATAGTGATGGAACTTTACCATCCTATGTTACAAAATATGCTCCCTATGAGTTAAATAGCTTCTTGTTTGGTAAGCAGATAAATTCTGCAATTGTAACAGCAGAAGATTTTTATGGAGCAACTCAAACATTGCTTAATGACTTAGTGCTTACCGAGACTGATAAAGCTACTATTGATGCCTATACAGAAATTGATACACCACAGAAGTTTTACGACAGAGCAAATGCCTACCTTTATGACAACTATGCAGGCGAGTCTTCAACTTTGGTGTCTAGGGATGGTAACACAATAAATGCAGGCACTTATGATGTAGTGCTGAGTAGTTCAGCAACTGAAGTGCTTTCTTTAAGTAGTAACACTCTCACCATTAAGTCATCTGCTTTTATTGGAAACATTACAACAAGCGGAGCCGTAACTTTAGATAATACAGATTTCGGAGGCACAATTGTTGATATTAATGGCACGAGGTCATTTGGGTCATATCAGATTAAAAACTTAATAAGTGGTAGTCGTGTACAAATTTATAATATTACAACAGGCACAGAGGCTTTTAATAGTATAGTTAACAATGTCATTTTAACTAAAAGTTTTAGCACTGAAATGTCTGAAAATGATGCAATTAGAATAAGAATTACATATCAAAATTCATCAACTGCAAAAGAACCACAAGAAATCTTAGCAACTTGCAAAACACCCTCTTGGGAGGTTTCCGCAAATCAGCAAGATGCATTGCAATATAACGATTTCCAACTTGATGGGAGCGAAGTTACAGAAGTTTCTTTAGATTTAGCTAATGGAAAAATTGAAATAGATATTACTGATGATGATAACGCTACAACGATTCAAAGGATTGGGGCTTTTTACTATTCGGAATTAATGACTAGTGATGGAATTGCTAATTTATTCGGTGCTGTAAATTGGTTATCCGCCAATCAAATTTCCATAGATCAAGACAAGGTTGATTTAAAAATCGACAACAAGAAAAGCGCACCACTAATGCTAACAGGTGGAAGACTTTATAGACTAGACGGCTCTACAATTATTTCTAGCACTAGTAATTCGGTTCAAATTGATTACTCACCAGTATATATCACTAATGCTCCATTGATTGAGATAATTGATAAGAACACAAAACTAATCCCAGCCCTGCTATGAGTAGGGGGTATGTAGCTTTATTCCTAGATGTGTTGCTCATAATAGCGATGATCCTTCTTACGCAATCCTGCACGATTTCCCAATGGTATCCCGTTGGCGGAGCAGTTATTGGTGGAGCATCAGGCTCAGTTTTAGGACCCGCTGGAGGTGGGATCGGAGCAGGGGTCGGATATGCAGGCGGAAAAACCGCACAAATGATGTCTGAGAATGAAGATCTCAAAGAAACCGTAGACGCTTTAACTCACGGAGATGTTTCAAAACTTGTTGAAAAAGGGCTAGAGTCTCAACAGTCGGGTTTTCAAGAATTTACGGGAACTATAAAAAATATACTAACGGTAGCGGGCTCAGTGCTTCTAGCTTACCTTTGTATTCCTATTCTACTTGCTAGGAGAAGCGCCCAAAAGGAAGTTCAGAAATGCGTAACCAAGGCACCGTTCCCAGTAAGACCGGTAAGACCATCCGATCACAAATGAAAAACTTTAAATTACTCAAAGACTATTACGGAACATTATCATGCAAAGGGAAACTAATTTTCGCAACAGTGGCACTTGTAGCAGTGTATCTAATACTGGACACCATATCATGACGGACAGCACACCAATCATCGGGATGATCGGCACAGGTCTCTCTTTTACATTAGGCCAGTGGAACGATTTAGTCGGGTTAATAGCTGGTGTTTTAACATGTGGCTACATGCTTTGGAAACTTTACAGATTTTATAAAAATGAAGAAAAATAAAAAAGAAGAGTTTAAAACTTGTGCAAGATGCCCTTACCCAAAAGATTGTAAAAAAGAAGGTAAGTGTAAGCTAAGTAAACCTAAAAAGAAACCGGCAAAACCGGGTAGTTTGAAATTCTACAACAGGTAATACAACCGGTTTTCAGACCCGTATAACATTAGTATTGTACGAGAATGGAAGAACAAACCGAGGTGGTTGATTCCCCTCAACAAAACGAATTAAATCTTGCGGATGTGTCTACTGACGACCTTCGACAAGCATTATCAACGCAGCAGCTTCCCGAAGCTACAGAACAGATTGAACAAGCCGAACCTGAGGGGCAACCCCAAGAAGAAGCGCCCGTTCAAGAAGAACCAGTAGCCGAAGAGCCTCAAGCACCCGAGGAAACGCCTGTTCCCGAGGAAAGTGAAGAGGATAGGTTGGCTAAAAGAAGGATTAGACCTAAGAGCGAATTAGACCAGCAAGTCATAGATCTTTACAGATCTGAAGGCTTTAGCGGGACATTTGCGGATGCGTCTAGGATTATCTACGGCCAAGAAGTTGCACCGAATCAACCAAACCCGCAACCCGCTCAACAATCAACTGAGCAACCAATTTCAAATTCGTATGAAGGGTTGGCGGAGACTCTGAACGCCGAAATAGCCGAACTTGAATCGGAAGTTACTCAAGCCGCCGATGACTTAGACACGGTCAAAGCTTTGCAGTTGCAAAGGGAGATCATGAAAAAGGAATTGGAAGTTAGAGATTTAAACTTCAGAAAAGAACGAGCACAAGAAAAAGCATATGAGGCGCACAGCTCAAACCAGCGTAGTAAAGCTCAAGAGAGTAGGGATCGTGCATTTGAATCTTACCCAGATCTGTCAGACAAATCTACCGTCTACAGAAAAGAGTTCGATGATTTTATATCTCAAGCTCAAAATGATGCAGACTACGAAGCGGTTTTTCAGTCACCAAGGTGGCCGGAAATGATGGCACACGATTTTGCTGCTAGAAAAGGCTACCAAGCCCCAGCACAAAACGCTTCAAATCCAGCTCCCGAAATACCAAGGCAAGTCAGCCCTCAGATGGGTAATCAAGCTAAAGTATTGACGACAGGACAAACTGCGCAACCCGCAAACACTCAAATAACACCGGAGTATGTTTCTAACAACATCGGTCAAATGTCCAACGATCAGCTTTATCAGCTTCTAGGACACGATGACGGTAGAAAATTCCTCCGTTAACTATTAAATATTAATTATCATGGCTAATAAATCATCAGCAGCAGCAGCACAGTCAGCACCCGGAACTTTCGGTAATGTTGACTTAATGAATGTAAATACTAATTACTCAGGAGATATCTTCGGAGATTCAAACTTGCGCACCAGACTCTGGTCCGAGCTTGTAACTCGTGACGCTCGTGAGAAAAATGTATTTTCAAAATTTATCGGATCCGAAGGATCTGGTTCTCCAGTAGTGGAAAAACGCGATCTTAGCGCAGGCGGATCAGACAAGGTAACTTTTACAACAGTTGCTCCAATTCGTGGACAGGGCGTTCGTGGGGAAGAAATCCTCAAGAACTCAACTGGTAAGCTCAAATTTGGAACATTTAGTGTTGAAGTTGATCTTATCAGACACGCAGTAGCTTGGACACAAGTTATCAAACTTATGCGTTTCACAGGTAAAACCATTGACCAGCTTTCAGCTGAAGTTATGTCCGAGTGGGCAGGACGCACTGAGCAGGATCATATTCAAATGGTTCTCCGTGATACTTGCTTGAATGTAGCTACTTCTAACCTTATCTCAGGTTATGGTGCAGGGTCTAATCTTCAATACACAGAAGGTCTTAGTACTGACATTATTCAAGAAGCCAAACAAGCATTGATCGCCCAGGGTGGTGAGCCAATGAATGTTGGTGGTGATGACAAGACTGAAATCCCCGGTTACTTGTTCTTTGCACCAGACGCAGTTCTTCGTCCACTTCGTTCAGACCCTGACTACCTCGAAGCTATTTTACAAGCTGACGAGCGTAGCGGTTCTAACAAGTTGTACAGCGGTAACTACGCAATGTGGGACGGTAATGTAATTGCTAACCATAATGTGT